TGTTGAAGTGGCTGCTTCGTCTCGTTGGTCTCGGCAGCGTCTCTCCGCTCGCGTTGCTCGCTGGCGCGGTCGCGCTCATCTCGGTTCTTGGCGGGCTTTACTGGATGATCGATGGCGCCGGCTATAGCCGCGCCAAGGACGAGTGCAACGCAGCGGCGTTGCAGGCAAAGCTCGACGAGAAGATCGCCGAGATCGAAACGTTGAACGGCCGTCTGAAGCGAAACGCGGACACGATCGCCGGCCTGGTGAAGGGCGACGCCGACGCGCGCGACCGCATCGCGCAGCTCGAAGTCGAGCTCTCCAAACGGCCCCTGCAATCCACAAAACCCGGAGCCAAGCAAGATGCGAGCGCATTGCTCGACGATCGGTGCAATCTCACTCCTAGCGGCGCTGCTCGCGGGATGCGTTACCGCAAGCCAAAGTCCTGAAGTCCCGAAGCCGGACATCGGTGAGCCGCCGAGCTACCTGCAGCCCGTTGCGCCTCCGCCCTGGCGCGCGGGACGGTCGGTGTATGTGATCGCCGCTGAGCTTGAGGCGGCGCTTGAGAAGGCGAACGTGATCATTCGTTGCGATCACGTCGAATGGATCGCGTCGCGCGCGACGCTGCTGCGGGATCGCGCCGCTATCGAGGACGCGCGTCGCGCGGGCGAGCAGTGCGTCATCGACGCCGCGGCTGAGCCGAAGGGCAAGCCGGCGAAACGTCGCAAGCGGCCGGGAAAATCCAAGTGACGACCGAAGGTGACCAGCTGCGCGCGACCATCGTCCGCATCCTCGGCGTCAAGCCCGACCTGGTTGTCGACGATGCCCTGCTCACAGAGGGGCTCGGCGCGGATGCGCTCGACAACGTTGAGCTGGTCATCGCGGTTGAAGATGAATTCAACATCGCGATCGCAGACATCGAGATCGACGCAATCGTGACGGTCGGCGATCTGCGCGAGCTGATCGCCTCTAAGTTAGCGATGAAGGCTGCCGCCGCATGAACGAGTTGTCCCCGTGGATCAGCCTCGCGATTGCGGCCGGCGCATTGGCCTTCGCGATCTATGGCCGGTACTCCGACCGGCACGGCAAGAAGCTGACCGATCTCGAAAGTGGCATCGCAGGTGTTGCTAACCAGCTCACCGCCTATCGGGCCGCGAACGACATGAGGATCGACAGGGTCGAGGACCGCTGCACGCGCGCGGAATCTGACATCGCACATCTGCCGAATATCGAGTCGACGCATCGGATGGAGATGTCGATCGGCAAGCTCGAAGGCGAAGTGCATGCGCTGGTCGAGCGCATCAAGCCGATCGGCGCGATGGCCGATCGCATTCAAGAAGCCCTGATGGAGAGAGTGGTCCTGAAATGAGCGACATCATCACCCGCGACGCGCGGCTGATCATCGTGCGCGAGCTTGCCGCGCAGCCGGGGTATTCCCTCAACGAGGCCCTGCTGTCCGAAACGCTTCAGTCCTTCGGCATCACGCGGTCGCGTGACTGGCTGCGCGACGAGCTGCGCGCGCTCGCCGAGCTAGGTGCCGTCACTGTGACCGAGATCGGCACCGTCAAGGTTGCGGTGCTGACCAACAAGGGACTCGATCACGTCGAGCGGCGCATCGTCATCGAGGGCATTAAGCGCCCGAGCCCGCCGCGCGAGTAGCAGGATCATGGCGCGCGCAAAACGCGGCCGGTTGTCCTCGCTCGACCTCCTCCCCGAGGTGGCCGAGACCGACATCCAGTGGGCCTTCGAGGCGCTGAAGGAGCGCAAGCAGCATCAGCTAGCTATTCTCGGCGAACTCAACAAGCGGCTCGCCGATCGCGGCCTCGGGCAGATTTCCAAGTCCGCTTTCAATCGCAAGGCGCTCTGGCTGATCGGTCACGGCGACGCGATCCTGAAGGCGCGCGAAGTTGCGGCTGTGATGGCGGAGAAGCTCGACGACACGCCCGAAGGCGATGTCGGCCTGCTGCTCAACGAGCTGATCAAGTCCATCGTGTTTGACATCCTCTCGAACGCTCAGCTCACCGACAAGATGTCGATGAACATGGCGGTGAACGCCGCGATGGCGCTGCAGAAGCTGGAGGACGCGCGGAAGATTTCCATCACGACGCGCGACAAGATCGCGAAGACCTTCGCCGCGAAGGCCGTGGCCGCTATCGAAACGGCTGGCGCCGCGAAGGGCCTCTCGCGCGAGACCGTCGAAGAGCTGAAGGCCAAAATCCTCGGCGTCGACCTGGGCAAGAAGACATGACGCTCGCGCTTCCGCCCATCGCGTGGTCCGCCGACGACGTGACGCTCACGGTGATCATCGTGTTCTTCGCGCTCGCTGGCATCGTCGCGGCTGCGGCTTATAGGTGGCTGCCGTGAGCGAGGTTCTCGACAAGCCGCCGCGCGCGATCACCGAAGCCGAATGGGCCGAGGTGCGCCGGGCTGGCATGCTGGCAAGTACGCAGCTCGCAGCCCAAGGCGGCAGCCTGCCGGATGTTCTGCTCGGCTACCAGAAGCGACTGCTCGCTTCAACAGCCGAGAACGCCGTCACGATCGCCGAGAAATCGAGGCGCATCGGTGCGACGTGGGGCATCGGCGCTGATGCCGTACTCACCGCGGCGGCGCAGAAGCCAGCGGGCGGAATGGACGTGCTCTACATTGGCTACAATCTCGACATGGCGCGCGAGTTCGTCGACGTGTGCGCCATGTGGGCACGCGCCTTTCATCAGGCGATCGGCGACGCAGGCGTGCAGGAGTATTTGTTCGCTGACGGTCCCGATAACGACATCAAGGCATTCCGCATCACCTTCGCGTCCGGCTTCGAGATCATCGCGCTGTCGTCGCGGCCACGCTCGCTGCGCGGCCGACAGGGCTATGTCATTATCGACGAGGCGGCGTTCCACGACGATCTCGACGCCATGCTGCAAGCAGCCCTCGCGCTCCTGATCTGGGGCGGGAAGGTGCTGGTAATCTCCACGCACTATGGCGAGGCGAACGCGTTCAACACGCTCGTCAGCGACGTGCGCGCCGGGAAGAAGCCCTACAAGATCGTTCGCGTGACGCTCGACGACGCGCTCAACGACGGGCTCTACCAGCGCATCTGTCTTGTGCGCGGGAAGCCGTGGTCGATCGAGGCCGAGGCGGCGTGGCGCACAGAGACTGTCGCCTTCTACGGCGAAGGCGCCGACGAGGAGCTGTTCTGCGTTCCATCAAAAGGTGGCGGCATCTATCTGCCGCGCGCGTTGATCGAAGCGCGCATGCTGCCCGATCGGCCGGTGCTTCGCCTGGAGCGCCCGGCGAGCTTCGCCGGACTGCCGAAGTCGCAGCGCGAAGACGAGATCGCCGAGTGGTGCGAACAGAACCTTCAAGGCCCGTTGAATGCGCTCGACAAGCGACGCCAGCACGCGTTCGGTCAGGACTTCGGGCGCGTTTCCGATCTCACCGTCATCGTGCCGGGCGAGATCGGCGCCACGCTCAAGCGTACGGTCCCGTTCGTGGTCGAATTGCGCAACATCCCGTTCGAACAGCAGCGGCAGGTGCTGTTCTATGTCGTCGAGCGGCTCCCGCGGCTGATCGCCGGCAAGATGGACGCGACCGGCAACGGCGCCTATCTGGCAGAGGTCGCCGCGCAGAAGTTCGGGATGGAGCGCATTGAGCAGCTGAAGCTCACGAGCGCGTGGTATCTCGACAACTTCCCGCCGCTGAAGGCCGCGTTCGAAGACGGCACGATCCTCATTCCGGCGGACGCCGAGCATGTCGCCGACCTCGGGCTGGTCAAGACGATCGCCGGCATTCCGCAAATCCCCGCCGCACGTACCAAGGCGGGCGACGGCAAGACGCGGCACGCCGATTATGCGGTCGGCCTTGTGCTGTTCTACGCAGCGTCGCGCGCCGATCCGATGGAGATCGCTTACCGCGGAGCATCGACCGAGGCGGCCGCGACGCGCGATGGTCCCGACGAGGTCGATGATGACGACGCGCGCGCCTGGTGGAAGCCGCCGCTCGGCGCAGGCCTGCGAGGAGGCATCTGATGGCAGATAAGCCGACGCTCTACGGCCCGGACGGGCAGCCGATCCAGCGCGAGGTGCTGACGCAGGAGATCGCGAAAGCGACGATTACCGGCGTGCGCTCGCCGATCTCCGGCTATCCGAGCAGCGGTCTCAACCCGCGCCGCCTCGCGACGCTGCTGCGCGAGGCCGATCAGGGTGAGCCGCTGCGCTATTTCGAGCTGGCCGAAGAGATCGAGGAAAAGGACCTGCACTATGTCGGCGTGCTCGGCACGCGCAAGCGAGCCGTGACGCAGCTTGAGATCACCGTCGAGGCAGCCTCGGACGATCCGCTGCACGTCAAGGATGCCGACATGGTGCGCGCGTGGCTGCAGCGCGACGAGTTGGCGGACGAGCTGTTTCACGTGCTCGATGCGATCGGCAAGGGCGTGAGCTTCACCGAGATCGTTTGGGACACCAGCGAAGGCCAGTGGCAGCCGGGGCGTCTCGAATGGCGCGACCCGCGCTGGTTTCGGTTCGATCGCGTCGACGGCCGCACGCCGCTGTTGCGTGACGACAACGGAAATAACGCGCCGCTGCCGCCGTTCAAATTCATCCAGGCGTCGATTGTCGCGAAGTCGGGATTGCCGGTGCGCTCGGGTCTCGCCCGCGTCGCCGCCTGGGCGTGGATGTTCAAGGCCTTCACCCAGCGCGACTGGGCGATCTTCACACAGACGTTCGGTCAGCCTGTGCGCGTCGGCAAATATCCGGCCGGCGCGACCGAGGCGGACAAGGATACGCTGTTCCGCGCGGTCGCGAATATCGCGGGCGACTGCGCGGCGATCATTCCCGAGTCGATGCTGATCGAGTTCATCGAGTCGGCCAACGTCGGTGAAGGCGCGAGCCTGTTCGAGAAACGAGCGGACTGGATCGACAAGCAGGTCTCGAAGGCGGTCCTCGGTCAAACCGCAACGACGGATGCCGTCACCGGCGGGCTCGGCTCCGGCAAGGAGCACCGTCAGGTGCAGGAGGACATCGAGCGCGCTGACTGCAAAGCTCTCGGTGCCGTTCTCAATCGCGATCTCGTGCGTCCGTGGGTGCAACTCGAACGAGGGCCGCAGCAAGCCTATCCGCGCATTCGGATTGGTCGCGTCGAAGACAGCGACATCAAGCAGCTCACCGAGAGTTTGGTGCGGCTCGTGCCGTTCGGCCTGCAAGTCCAGAAGAGCTGGATGAACGATCAGTTGGGTATTCCCGACCCCGACGCCGGCGCGGAGCTTCTTGTCGCGCCGGCTCAACCGGCGGCGCCGCTGCTGCCCTCGCTACAATCCACGCAGCCGGTGCAGCTTTACAACGATCGGCTCGACCTCTTGGAAGCCGCGACTGCGCAGCTCGTCGGTCCCGCGGGTGACGAGTTGGTCGACGCGGTGCGCGCGATCGTGATGCGCGTGTCGACGATGACGGAGCTGCAGACCGAGCTGCACAAGCTCAAGCCCGCGGCCGCCGAGAACAGCATGGCTGGCTTGCTGCGCATGGCGCTCGTCTACGCGCAACTCTCCGGCCGCGCCGAGATCGCCGATGAAGCGGCTCATTAGCGGCGCCGGTTGTCCGCATTGCGGAGGCGGCGTGATCGCGCTGCAGACCAGCGACGGAGATCCATTCTCTACGCATCCGGTTGAGGCGATCGACTTCCTGCGCAAGAAGCTCAACGTGCCGACGCGCGCGTGGACTGACTTGTGGCAGGAGCAGCATTCGGTCGCCTTCACCGTTGCGGGTGCACAGAGCGACGCGCTGGTTGCCGACTTCCACGATGCGGTGAACGACGCGATTCAGAACGGCCGCACGCTTGCGGACTTCCGCAAGGACTTCGATCGCATCGTCGCCGATCACGGTTGGAGCTACCACGGCTCGCCTGGTTGGCGATCGCGCGTGATCTTTCAGACGAACCTGCGCACCGCCTACGCGGCCGGGCGCTGGGAGCAAATCCAGCGCGTGAAGGATGATCGGCCGTACCTGCGCTACGTCGCCGTCATGGACGCGCGTACGCGCGCCGAGCATCGCGACTGGAACGACACCGTGCTGCCGGCCGACGACGACTGGTGGCTGACACACTTCCCGCCAAATGGCTGGAATTGCCGGTGCACTGTGCAGAGCCTCAACGATCGCGACCTTGAGCGCTACGGGCTGACGGTGAACGCGAAGGCGCCGCCGATCGAGATGATTGAGCGCACCGTCAATACGCCGGAGGGTCCGCGCACGGTGATGGTCCCGGAGGGCATTGATCCCGGCTTCGGCTATCGGCCCGGCGCGCCGCCTGCCGAGGCGATCCGCGCGGCGCTCCGTTAGGTGACGATGGCGCCGCACAGAAAAGAGGTACTGATCCAGCTCGCCGTGGGGCTCGCGCTCTTCGCGCTCATCTGCCTCGCGCTTCGCTACTTCGGGCCGGGACCGCTCGTGCAGCTCTACCCCACCGCCGCGGCACCGATCCGGGCCGGTTCCGTGACCCTGACGGCAAAAACTGGAATCGGCCCGGGGATGGCCTGACGGTCCTTGGGCGGGGCCGGAGTGCCCGCCAACCCCGAAACCCGATTCAAAACCCCTTGAATGGGCCCGCGTGGGGCCTTCCCCGGGCGGGCGGGCGCCCGATTTCCGGCTAGGCTCCAACCTTTCGTGGGCTGACCCCGGTTCCCGCGCTAGGCCCAGCGGCTTGCCGGTCGGCGGAATCGGCTCCTAACCTCGGCGCAATGACGAAGGTCCCGCGCTGGCGAAAGAGCGACAATATCAAGCGCCTGCTCTCCGCCCGGAGAGCCGCCGGACTGGTGAAGGCTTTCGGAGATGTGCAGGCGAAAAACGCACCATGGGTTTTCGACCCGGACGGGCTCGATGGTTGGTGGGACGCGGTCATCCGTGATCCGCGCAGTCACCGAACATTCGAGGTGAGCCTGGGCACCGACCACCCCGAGGCGCATCTGCGGCTCGATCGCGTCGCCAAACGGTGTTCGCTCATCACGTTCAAGTGCGTCGACTGCAAGGCCGGCGGAACGCTGCGAACCGAAAACCTCCTGCGCGAACGCGGCCCCAGCGCGAACGTCAACGCCCTCGGCGAAGGCCTGTTCAACTGCCCTGACAAATATGCAAGGCGCAACGGCCGCTATTGCGTCTTCCGCTTCATCGAAGGCGGCAATGAGAGCGATGTGGGCTTTTCTTCGACGAAACACCGCTGAGGGGATGACGCCCTGTCAGGGTTACTGACTCGGGCCGGCGTGGCGATTGTCGCCTCATGTCCGGGGGCAACGCAACCACCTCTTTTCTGATCGCGCTTAACGCCGACGGCGGCGCGCCGGACTGGATCATGATCCTGCCGGCGACGAGCGGTGTGATCACGACCGTCGACGGGCGCGGCCCGTATCGCATCGACGATGCCGCGCGACTGATGTCGGACAGCCTGCAGGCTGCCGGCGGCAAGCTCGCGATCGACGAAAATCACTCGACCGATCTTGCGGCGCCGCAGGGCCAGCCGTCGCCTGCCCGCGGATGGGTGATGGAGCTGCAAGCACGCGCCGATGGCATCTACGGCCGCGTCGAGTGGACCGAGACCGGCAAGCAGCTCCTCGCTGATCGCGCGTATCGCGGCATCTCACCCGTCATCATGTTTCGCAAGGACGGCGCGATCACGCGCGTCCTGCGCGCCTCACTCACCAACGTCCCCAACCTGCGCGGCATGGCCGCGCTTCACGCTGAAGGAGCGAACATGGAGCAACTGCTGGCACAGCTGCGCGCAGCACTCGGTCTCAAGGATGACGCCGACCAGGCGGCGATTGTCGCCAAGGTGAAGGCGACGTGCGGCGGCACTGCGGCGAACGCCGTGCTCTTGCCGATCGCGAAAGCAACCGGCCTCAAGGACGATGCCGACGCCACGACCGTGCTCAATGCGGTGACGGCGCTCGTGGCGTCGACCAAGACCGCGCTCTTGCCGATCGCGAAGGCGGCGGGCCTCAAGGACGATGCCGACGCCACCGCCGTGCTCAACGCGGTGACGGCGCTCGCGACCGCCGCCAAGGGCGCGGAAGGCGTCGCCGCCCTGCAAACCGAGCTGACGACGGTGACCACCTCGCTCAACGCCTTGCAGAAGAAGCTCGCGACCGACGCCGCCACGGCGTTCGTCGACGGCGCGATCAAGTCGGGCCGCGTTGGCGTGAAGCCGATGCGCGATCACTACATCGCGATGCACGCGACCGACCCTGCGCGCGTCGAGAAGGAGATCAACGCGATGGCGATCCTCGGGCCGTCCGGCGTGCTGGCGACGCCGCCTGTCCCGGACAAGGACGGCAAGGTCGGGCTGAACGCCGAGCAGCTCACGGTCGCAAAGGTCCTCGGCATCAAGCCGGAGGATTACTCCAAGACCCTCGCCACTGAAAACACTGCGGCCGCCTAAAGCGCGGCCGGATCAGAAACCCACACCGCGGCCGCGGGCCGCACGATGGAGAAGTAGATGGCTCTCAGCGCCGACCGGAATACGCCCCGCCTGCAAGGCGAGTTCAAGTCGCTGGACATGGCGGCGGCCACGAAGATTTTCGCGGGCGCGATCGTCATGCGCAACGCGGCCGGCTACGCCACCAAGGGCGCCACGGCGCTCGCCCTGGTCGGCGCCGGCATCGCCCAGCAGCAAGTCGACAACAGCGCCGGCAGCGCCGGCGATCTGTCGATCGAGGTCCGCGAGGGCGTCTTCCGCGTCGCGAACTCGTCGGCCGGTGATGCGATCACCGTAGCCGACATCGGGCGTCTTTGCTTCGCGGTCGATGATCAAGCCGTTGCAAAGACGAACGGAACGAACACGCGCTCGGTCGCCGGCATCATCGCCGGTGTGGACGCACAAGGCGTCGCGGTTCTGTTTTCCGAAACGGCGGTCGCGGCGTATCTCGCCAACCGTCGCTTCTTCGTGCCGCTGCGCGTCGCGACGCTCGTCGGTGCCAACGTCTACCGCGCACTCTCGCCGTTCGCAGGCCGCGTCGTGAAAATCTGGTCGGTGACCGAAGGTGTGCTCACCACCGGCGACGCGACGCTGACCGGCAAGATCGACGGCGCCGCCATCACCACGGGCGTCATCACCATCACGCAGGCCGGCTCCGCTGCCGGCGACAAGGACAGCTGCGTGCCGACCGCCGCAAACGTGGTGCCGGCCGGCGGCGAAGTCTCGCTCACGGTCGGCGGCTCCAACGCCACCGCGACCGTGGCGAACGCAATGTTCGAAATCGAGCGCGACTGATCGCGCTCGCAGTCCTCAACCGTCGACCGAAGGGAAAGCCTCGATGATCGTGAACGCCACCAACCTCAACGCCCTGCGCGTCGGGTTTAAGACTTCGTTCCAAGGCGGGCTGGGCCTCGCGACCTCGCAATATCTGCGAGTCGCGACGGTGGTGCCGTCGACGACGAAGGAGCAAAAGTATGGCTGGCTCGGCAAGATGCCGGCGGTGCGCGAGTGGATCGGGCCGCGCGTGGTGCAGAACCTCGCCGAGCACGACTACTCGATCAAGGAGAAGCCGCTGGAGCTGACGGTCGGCGTCGACCGCGACGATATCGAGACCGACAGCCTCGGCATCTACTCGACGCTGTTCACCGCCATGGGCGAGTCGACCGGCTCCGAATGGGAGCGCATGGTGTGGGAGCAGCTCAAGCTCGGCTTCACGAAGTCCTGCTACGACGGCCAGCCCTTCTTCGACACCGATCACCCGGTACTCGACGCGGCCGGCGCGGAGCAGTCGGTCGCGAACACGGACGGCGGCGGCGGGGCGCCGTGGTTCCTGCTCGCCACCAAGCGCACGCTGAAGCCGATCATCCTGCAGAAGCGCAAGGACTTCGAGTTCGTCGCCAAGGACAGGGTCGACGACGACAACGTCTTCAGCAACAACGAGTTTGTGTACGGCGCCGATGCGCGCGGCAACACTGGCTTCGGCTTCTGGCAGTTTGCCTGGGGCTCCAAGCAGACGCTCGACCCCACGCACTACGAGACGGCGCGCGAGGCGCTGATCGGCATGAAGGGCGATTACGAGCGCCCGCTCGGCATCATGCCCGACCTGCTGGTGGTCGGCGCGTCCAATGAGGGTGCCGGCCGCGGCATCCTCCAGTCGCAGCTGATCAACGGCGGCGAGAGCAACAAGTGGGCCGGCACCGCCGAGCTGCTTGTCGTTCCGTGGCTGTGAGGTGACGCGTGAAGAAGCCAACAGCCAAGGAAAAGAATACCAGGGCCGCTGTCGACGCTGACGCGAAGGCCCAACACCCAGCCGGAGCGGAGGGCGACGGGGCCGCTCCGGCAACCCATGCACCCCCGACGAAGACAGTCGACGAAGGGGCGGCGGCGGTCGCGGCCGCCGCCCCAATCGCGGAGACCGTCGACATCGGGTTTCCACTCCCGGACGACATAGCGAAGGCGCTGGTCGAACGACCCGAGCTGGCCGCGCACGTCAGTGTCGTCGTCAAGGCGAAGTCGGAAAAGGGACGGCGCCGCGCAGGTCGATCCTTCACTCGCGCCGAGACTGTCCTGCCGTTCGAGAGCGTCTCGCCGGCCGAGCTTCAATCGCTCCTGAACGATGCCGAGCTTGTCGTCTTGGCGTGCGTGCCGGCGAAGCCGCCGGGCTGATCTCGATTGCCGGCCTGGACGACCCTCCCGGGGTCCAGGCCGCGCATACCCGCCGCGCCGCGTTTCATGTTCGCCGCATCGCGCGGCGCGGCGGGACCATCTCACCGGGAGCCGGGAGCAGCATGTCTTACGCCTCGCAACAGCAGCTCGTGGACCGCTACGGCGAGAAGCTGCTTCGGCAGCTGACCGATCGCGCGACGCCGCCGGCCGGCGCGATCGACGCGGCGGTGGTGGATCGCGCGCTCGCCGACACCGACGCGGTGATCAACGGCTATCTTCAGGGTCGCTACGTGCTGCCGCTTGCGCAGACTCCGGAGCTGCTCGCCGACACCGCACAGTCGATCGCGATCTACAAGCTTCACGGCACCGCCGTCGCCGACAAGATCAAGGACGACTACGCCCAGGCACTCGCCACGCTGCGGATGATCGCGCTCGGCACGGTGCGCCTGGAGGTCGCCGGCATCGAGCCCGCGGCCAACGACGCGAGCGGCGTTCGCACCAGCGACCGCCCGCGCGACATGACGCCCGGCAACCTGAAGGGCTTCATCTGATGGCGGGCGTCAGCACGCGTTTAACCGGCCTTGAAGACGCGCTCGGCGCGCTCGGCCGCGCCGCGAGCCAGGCCGAGCACCCGCGCGGGCTCTACGAGAACGTCGGCATGTCGCTCGTCGTGTCGACGCAGCGGCGCTTCGAGCTGGGCGTGGGGCCGGATGGATCGCCGTGGCCGCCGTCGATGCGCGCGCTCGCCGAAGGCGGCAAGACGCTGATCGACACCGCGCGCCTGATGCAGTCGATCACCTACGAGGCGACCGACAGCGGCGTCGATGTCGGCACCAACGTCGTCTACGCGGCGATCCATCAGCTCGGCGGCACGATCCACCAGGGCGCGCGCCAGCAGGTCATCCATTTCAAACGCAACAGCAAGACGGGGCACACGCGCTTCACGAAGGCGAACGCGAAGGCGACCTTCGCGCAGAAGGTCGGCATCGGCGAGCGCACGATCGTGATGCCGGCGCGCCCGTTCCTCGGCATCGACCAGGACGACGAGCGCGAGATCGCGACGCTCGCGAA